ACCAGAACAACGCAACTTTAGAACATAAACAAAAGTTAGACGGAATGAGTGTTGTCGAAAGTTGGATTACAGAAGGAAAAAACGACAAAAGTACGAACTACGGATTTAATTTTCCAAAAGGTACTTGGGTAATTTCTATGAAAGTAAACAACGATGAAATTTGGAACAAAGTAAAATTAGGTGAAGTAAAAGGATTTTCTATTGAAGGTTATTTTGCGGACAAATACGAAATGAGTTTAATTAACGAAGATGAAATTTTAATAGATAAAATAAAACAAATAATAACGGAAAATGAAAACAACTAAAGAATTAATTATTGCAGATATTACTGCAAAAGTAGAAGCAAAGTTAGCAAGTCAAAAAGTAGAATTAGGAGTTATTCAAGATTTAAATAAAAAAGCAACTGACTTATCAAATAAAATATTAAATAACAAAGCGGTTTTATCCGATGCACTTTTAAAAGTTAGTTCGGAAGCAAAAAAATACGCTTCTGAATATGATAAGTTGCAAGTTGAAATAATTAAAATAGAAAAACAAATAAACGAATTAGGTATAGTTTCACCAAAAGATTTAGATAGTGCGGCACAAATGGCTTTTAATTCATTTAAAGTAAATCAATACGTTTTAGAAAATTCAAAAGGCATAAAATAATTTAGCAAATGGCGAAGCAAACTAACGTTAAAATTCATCTTAAAAAACCGAAAGTTAAACGTGCAGGAGTTCACGCGAAAACACGAAATAGCAAGTTAAAGTCAAGTAAAAATTACGCAAAAACTTATACAAGACAAGGACGATAAGTATAAAAAACAAGTAAAACACGAAATGCGATTTAATACGGTTTTAATGCGATTTAACGAACTTTAGTTTTATATTAAGGTATAATACGTTTTTTCAGAGAACTGCGTTCTTCAATGCAGTCGTGGGTTACAGAGGTACTAAAAAAATAACAAAATGGAAAACAAAAAGAAAAAAGACGCAGAAAAAAGCCGTACAAGTCCAAAAGGTGGCATACGCGGTTGTCTATGTAAAGACGGAAAAACATATAATAAAAAGTGTTGCGACGGAACATTAAAAGCGCAGGGAATAGGCGCAGTTTAATTTAAAAATACAACAAATAATAAACAATTAAATTATACATATATGAACACACTACAAACTATTTACAACAAGTTAGCAGACAAGACCGAGTTAGCAAAACACGAAGTTCAGTTATCTTTATTAGATGACATTAAAAAATCAGAAAATAATTTATTGGATGGTATAAATTCAGTAGTAAAGGAACGTGCAATAATTGAAAGCACGAAAATTAAAATGGGTCAAGAAATTGATAAAGTAAAATTTTTAGTTGATAATTTAGAAAAAAATTTAAATAAATTTAATGCACAAGCCAAAGATTTAGGAATTACTCAAAAACCAAATGAAATTGAGAAAGCGGAAGCAATGATAATTTCAGTAAAAAAGGATGTGCAAAATATAACAACAAAATATTTAAAATAAACAAAAATCAAATATGAACACGCTACAAACTATTTACAACAAGTTAGCAGACAAGACCGAGTTAGCAAAACACGAAGTTCAATTAGGAGTAGTTGAAGACATTAATAAGGCTTTAGCTGAAGCAAACGCAATATTAAAAGTATTAATTGCTGATAAACCTATTTTAGCAAATGCTGATAAAGCTATTGCAGTTGCAATTGCAAACGCAGATAAATTAGTGCAAACTTCTGAAAAAAATGTACAAAAGGCAAGTGCTTTTTTACCAAAAATTGGAACTATTTTAGACAAAGCAGATGTCGCTGCAAAAGGATTAGGATTAGATAGCAAAGGAATAACAGGTTATTCTGAATTAGATAAAATATATTTTGCAATAGAAAAAGCTGAAAAAGAAGTTGGACTATATTATAAATTTCAAAATTAAACAAATCAAATATGAAAACAAGCGTAATTAATCAAATCAAAACACTTTTAGGAATGGAAGTAAAATTGGAAACAATGAAGTTAATGGACGGAATAACAATTTTTGAAGCAGATGCTTTTGAAACTGACAAAGAAGTTTTTATTGTAACTGAAGACGAACAAAAAATACCAGTTCCAATCGGAGAATATGAAATGGAAGACGGACGTATTTTAGTAGTAATTGAAGAAGGAATTATTTCTGAAGTAAAAGAAAAAGAAGAAGAAGTTGTTGAAGAAGCTCCAGAAGTAGAAGAAGAAGTTGAAGCAGAAGCAACACCAAGCGCAAAGAAGACAATCGAAAGTATTGTTAAAGAAACATTTTTTGCAGAAATAGAAAAATTAACACAAGAAAACATTGAGTTAAAAGCGAAATTAGAAACGTTGTCGAAAGTTGACGAAGTTACAAACGAGGTAACCGAACTTGCAGACATAGCGCCAATTTCATTTAACCCAGAAAACACGAATGAAGTAGAAACATTTGTTTACGGTTCTAAAAGACCAAAAACAATTATGGACACAATTTTAGAAAAAATAAACAATTAATATTAACAATTTAAAAACTTAACAAAATGCCATTTGGAACAAATCCAGTAATTACCACAACTTACGCAGGTGAGTTTGCGGGTAAGTATTTAGCAGCAGCTTTATTGTCTGCACCAACATTAGAGCAAGGCGGAGTATCAATACTTCCAAACGTTGCTTACAAACAAGTTATGCAAAAAGTCGCTACAGGTGATATCGTAGCAAACGCAACTTGTGATTTCACAGCTTCAGGAACGGTAACACTAACTGAAAGAATATTAACAACAGAAGAATTTCAAGTAAACATTGAACTTTGTAAATTAGACTTGGCTCAATCTTGGCAGTCAGCAGAAATGGGTTATTCAGCGTTTAAAACGTTGCCTAAATCTTTTGCAGATTTCTTAATTGCACACGTAGCCGCTAAAGTAGCAGCTAAAATTGAAACTACAATTTGGAACGGAGCAAACGCAACAGCAGGAGAATTTGACGGATTTAAAACTTTGATGTTAGCAGACGCAACAGTAATTGACGTTACGTCTCCTTTGACAACAACTTTAGACGCAACAACTGTAATTGGCGAAATTGGACGTTTAGTAGATTTAATTCCAGCTTCACTTTACGGAAACGAAGGTTTAAGAATTTATGTTTCTCAAAAGATTGCTAAATTGTACGTTCGTGCATTGGGTGGTTTCGGTGCTTCAGGTTTAGGAGCAAACGGAACAAACACACAGGGAACACAATGGTACACAAACGGAAGTTTAACTTACGACGGTATTCCAATTTTTATGGCTAACGGACTTGGAGCAAACAATATGATTGCAACAACTGTAGACAACCTTTATTTCGGTTGCGGACTTTTAAATGACAGCTCACTTGTTAAAACTATTGATATGTCAGATATTGACGGTTCAAACAATGTAAGAGTTATTTTACGTTACAACGCAGGTATTCAATACGGTATCGGTTCAGACGTTGTTCTTTACGGAGTATAACATTAAATAAAAAGCGGGGGTAACTCCGCTTTACATTATTCACATTAAAAAACAAAAACAAAATGGCTTGTTTATTAACACACGGTCGCGAAGAAGTTTGTAAAGAGTTTGTAGGCGGTATTAAGTCAATTTACTTTATTAACTACGGTTTAATGGGTGCAATTACTTTTGATAGTTCAACAGACTTTGAAGACCAAATTGACACAGTAGCGGGAGCGTTTACACTTTTTAAATACGATTTAAAAGGTGCAAATTCTTTTGAGCAAACAGTTACAAGTTCAAGGGAAAACGGAACTACATTTGTAGAGCAAACTTTAACTTTTACAATTAAAGGTTTAGACACAGTAACTACAAAACAAATGAAATTATTAGCTTGGGGTCGTCCACACGTTGTAATTAAGACAAACGCTAACAATTTCTTTTTAGCAGGACTTAATAACGGAATGGACGTAACTACAGGTTTAATTTCTAACGGTACTGCAATGGGTGACTTAAACGGTTACACAATGACACTTGTAGGACAAGAAGCAACTCCTGCAAATCACTTGTCGGTTGCTTCAACGTACACAGATGCTTTATTAGTTAGTAGTTGTTTCACAGGAGCAACAGTTGACCCTAACTAAATTTAAAAAAATTATTTTTAAAGCCGTTCTTCATAGTTCGGCTTTTTTTTTGTCTTAAAAAAAGAACAAAAACACGAATTTTTAATTATATAAATATGATAGTCTTAACACCTTCAGCAAGTCCGCAGACGTTTAGTTTTATTCCACGAGATAACACGTTTAATGTTATGGAATTAACAGACGACCAAACAAATATAATGGTAGCGGTTGCAATTACTTCAAGCACAGTTGGAGACTATATAAACACGATTACAGCAACTTTTGGTTTAATAGAAGGACATTTTTACAATTTAGTTTTACGAGTAGGCACAAACATTATTTACAAAGACAGAATATTTTGCACGGCTCAAAGTTTAGTTACATTTTCGGTTAACAATAATCAATATGTTTCTAATTCAACATTAAATGAATTTATAGTATATGAATAATTTACACGTTTTAAATTTAAGCGCATACACAACGCCAACAATTCAAGAAGCAAACCGCGAAAATTGGGTTGAATATGGCGATGACAATAATTTTTATGCTTACCTTATAAACCGATTTACAAATTCAACAACGAACAACGCAATAATAAACAACATTGCAAGGTTGATATACGGAAAAGGTTTAAGTGCGTTAGACGCTTCTAAAAAGCCAAATGAGTACGCACAATTTATGGCGTTACTACATAAAGACGATATAAGAAAAATTGTTTTAGACAGAAAGTTATTAGGGCAATTTGCAGTTCAAGTTCATTATAACGACAAGCACGACAAAATATTAAAAGCGTATCATATTCCTGTTAATCTTTTACGAGCAGAAAAATGCGACAAAGAAGGTAAAATAAACGGTTACTATTACTCTGACGATTGGACTGATGTTAAAAAATATGCGCCCGTTCGTTATTCGTCTTTTGGAAGTAGCAAAGACAAAGTAGAAATATTATTTTCTAAACCTTATGCGGTTGGAATGAAATATTATAGTTATGTTGACTATCAAGGTTGTTTGCCGTATTGCCTATTAGAAGAAGAAATAGGAGACTATTTAATTAACGAAGTACAAAACGGATTTTCTGGAACTAAAGTTGTAAACTTTAACAACGGAGTACCAACAGACGAACAACAAAATATAATTTCAAATAAGGTACTTGACAAATTAACAGGAAGCAGGGGACAAAAAGTTATCGTCGCGTTTAACAACAACGCAGAAAGCAAAACTACGGTTGATGACATACCATTAAACGACGCTCCAGAACATTATACTTATTTAAGCGAAGAATGTTTAAAGAAAATAATGTTAGGGCACAACGTTACAAGTCCGTTATTATTTGGCGTAGCTTCAACAAATGGTTTTAGTTCAAATGCAGACGAGTTAAAAAATTCAAGCATACTTTTTGACAATATGGTTATTCGTCCGTTTCAAGAAGAAATAATAGAAGCTTTTGACAGCATTTTAGCGTTTAACGGAATAAGTTTAAAATTGTTTTTCAAAACGTTACAGCCGTTAGAATTTACAGACTTGGAAAACGCACAAACCGAAGAACAAGTTGCTGAAGAAACAGGAACGGAATTAAGCGCACAAACAAACGCGTTAATTGATTTAGGCGAAGACGTACAAGACAATTGGTTATTAATAGACGAAAAGGAAGTTGACTACGATACGGACGACGAAGAAAACGAATTGTTAAGTAAAGAACCTAAACAAAGTTTATTAAGCAAAATTGTAAACTTGGTTTCAACAGGTTCAGCTTTTCCAAATAGCAATAGTGAACAAGACGAAAACATAGACGGAATTAAATTTTTTACACGTTACAAATATGTTGGAGAATTAACTAAAAACAGACGTGCATTTTGTACACAAATGATTTTAGCAAACAAAATATATAGAAAAGAAGACATAATAAGAATGAGTTCACAAGTTGTAAATGAAGGTTGGGGCCCGAAAGGAGCTGACACGTATTCAATTTGGTTATACAAAGGCGGCGGAAATTGTCATCACCGGTGGAATAAACAAGTTTACGCAAGTTTTTCAGGAACAAACATTGATATTAATAGTCCGAAAGCAAGACAAATTGCAGGTAAAAAAGCTGAACAATACGGCTACAAAATAACGAATGAAAAATTAGTTTCAACACGTCCAATTGATATGCCTAACAAAGGGTTTTTACCTAAAAATAAAAAAGAGAATTAATGGCAGAAGCACTTTTAGTTACCAGACAAGACGTAGTAAAATTCACAGCATTGAACGGAAATGTTGATACGGATAAATTTATTCAATTTGTAAAGATTGCACAAGATACAGACTTGCAAAATTACACGGGTACGAAGCTCTTGGACAAGATAAAAGCGGACATAATAGCAAATACATTGTCGGGTAATTATTTAACGCTTACAACGACTTATTTGAAGCCGATGCTTATTCATTTAGCAATGAAGTATTATTTACCTTTTGCAGCTTACACAATTAGTAATAAAGGAGTATATAAACACAATTCGGAAAATTCAACAAACGTAGAAAAAGACGAAGTAGACTTTTTAATTGAAAAAGAAACACAAATAGCACAACATTACACGGAGCGATTTATTAACTATATTTCTTTTAACAATAATTTGTTTCCAGAATATACCGCAAACACGAACGCTGATATGTTCCCCGATACAAACAATAATTTTACAGGTTGGTATATATGAAAAAGAGTTATAAACCAAAAGAAGTCAATATAATTAAGTTAAAGACTTATTTAAAAAAAATAGAAAATGGCAAATAGTAACGGTTGGGGGCAAGGTGCAAACAATAACGACATAGGTTGGGGACAGGGAGCGTATAACAATACAATTGGTTGGGGTTCTATTTACGCAGATAGTTATTCTGGAGATACTGAAATTTTAGGTAACGAAGGCGGAATAACAACAACTTTTGAAACACGAATAATAGCTGACGGTGGAATTTATGAAGCTGATAGTTGTTTAGTTCAATCATTAAATTTTTAAAATATGAGTTTATTAAATAGTGCAAGTTTAGTAGTAACGCCAAACGGTTATAAAGCGGGTACGTTATATTCAGTTATTCCAAATACAACGTTAGGAGATATGACTGTAGTTCGTGCTACAACAGCTACAAGGGTAAATAGTGCAGGGCTTATTGAGTCGGTGGCTAACAATGTACCACGCTTAGACTACTCAAATGGTACTTGTCCGAGTTTGTTGGTAGAGCCGCAGAGGACTAATATAGTTTTATATAGTGAGCAGTTTAATAATGCAGCTTGGACTGCAACTGCTATAACCGTAACTGCAAATGCAACAACTTCGCCTGATGGGACTACAAACGCTGACACAATAAATTCAATTTCAGCAAGTCCAAATATATTAAGCAATGTTGCTACATTTGGGAATATTACTAATGTCAGTATTTTTGTAAAATATGTAAGCCAACAATGGGTTAAATTAATGAGTGGAGCTGTGACAGGTGATTATGCAAATTTTGACATTCAAAATGGAGTTATTGGCTCGGTTGGTAGTACATCTTCAAACGCACAAATACAAAATTTTGGGAATGGATGGTATAGGATTAGTGTAAATTTTGGCGGGTTTGTTGGAAATACAAATTTGTATTTTGGCTTTTCTCAAAATGGCACAAGTGGTTGGAATGTATTTGACCCAAATTTTAATAAATCAGTTTATGCTTGGGGAGCTCAAATAGAACTCGGCTCCTACCCAACCTCCTACATACCTACAACCTCAGCAGCAGTAACTCGTAATGCTGATGTGATTAGTAAGACAGGGATAAGTAGTTTGATAGGGCAGACTGAGGGGGTTGTTTTCTTTGATGCTATTAATTTATTTACGAGTGGGACAAGAACTTTAGCACTTTTATACACAAGCGGTTCTGCTTTTTATCAAATATATTTAAATTCAAGTAATCAAGTCAGAGTTGATGTAAATGGTAGTTTTATTTTTGCTGGTGGTACAATAACATCTAATACTCAATATAAAATTGCATTTGCTTACAAGTCAGGAGACAACGCTCTTTATATTAATGGAACACAAATAGCCACAAGTGCAAGTACAACAATCCCAAGTTCTTTAAATGATTATTATTTAGGAAATTCTATAGGTTCTGAGCAAAGTGGTTCATACGGACAAGCCGTCCTCTTCCCAACTCGCCTAACAAACGCAGAACTTGCCACCTTAACAACTATATAAGATGAACATATACAAACTAAAATACACAACTAAAGCTACTGCAATGAAAGACCTACTAAAAAAAGGTGTATATGTAGAGACTACTTTTAATGATGTTACATCCCTTGCTTACGGCACAGGCATTCACGCAGTAGTAGAGATAGGGCAGATAGTTTTAACAAACGGAACTTACGACGCAGACTTTAAAGAAGTAACCGCACCTGTTTACGCAGACGGCTACCATTTTGATATAATGAGCGAACAAGCAATTGATTTTGGAAGTAACGCAATAGAAGTAAACAACCCAAAACACGAATTCGCAGGACATAGTAAAGTAACAGAACCTTTAATTTTACCAAATGAAGTCTAATTATTTAGCAAGTTTATATTTCTTGTTTGGTTTTTTAACTTCGTTTTTTATGATGTTTCACGGACAAGAATACTATATTGTTTTTGGTGGAATAACATTATTTTTTTATTTAACGTTTAGTTTAACTGAAGCACTTGAAGATTTAGGACAATGAAAACACAATTTTATTTATTACTTTACACAATTAAAAATTCAGCATTGAAACTTATTACAATTTGCTTTTCGTTTTTTTTACCTATTTCTGGAATACTTGGACTTTTATTTGCGTTGATTATTTCGGACACAGCTACAGGAATATGGAAAGCAAAACATTTAAAACAGGAAATTACGTCGCGTAAACTTTCGGCAATTATTTCAAAATTACTTTTATATGAGTTGACGGTTATACTTTTTTATTTAATAGACTTTTATATTTTAAACGACATAATTTTAACGTTCTTTTCAGTACCATTAATGCTTACAAAAGTTTTAGCATTGGTTCTGGCAAGTATCGAAATAATGTCTATTAACGAAAATTACAAAGTAGTTAAGGGAATAGATTTATGGCAGTCGGCAAAATTACTATTTGCACGAGCGAAAGAAGTTAAAGACGATTTAAACAAGTTAAAATGAATTTATCAAAACACGTTACATTAAAAGAGTTTCAAGCTTCAGGGTTAGCAACGTTACGAAACTTGAACAACCAAATGAACGAAACACAAATTGAAAGCGCAAAGTTATTGTGTGAAAACGTATTTGAACCTTTAAGAATTCACTTAAACACACCGATACAAATTAGTTCGGGTTTTCGTAGCTTACAGGTTAATAAAACGATAGGCGGTTCAAAGACTTCACAACATACAAAAGGCGAAGCAATGGACTTACAAATAAGCGCAAAAGGTTTTAATTTTATTAAAGACAAATTAGAGTTCGACCAATTAATATGGGAGTTCGGAAACGATGAAAACCCTTCTTGGGTTCACGTTAGTTTCAGTTCTAAAAATAGAAAACAAGTTTTAAAAGCAACCAAAAAAAATGGCAAAACTATTTATAGTAATTATTAGCATTTTACTTTATTCGTGTTCATCTCAATATCATTTGAACAAAGCAATAAAAAAGGGTTACAAGTGCGAAGAAACAGGCGACACAATCCGAATTACTACGTTAGATAGTATTCCAGTAATTGTGAATGACACAATAGTTTGGGAAAAGTTTATAAGCACAAAAGACACGGTTATAAAATACAATACAGTTTACGTTCCAAAAACACGAATACAATTAAAGCGAGAGTTTAAACTTAAGATAAAAACTATCTACAAAGACAGGATAGTTGAGAAAGCACAAGCAAAAGCCGAAGGGAAAAAGAACCGTCCAAAAGGAAATTTAAATTTATTATTCGTTGGTGTTGGAATAGGTTTACTACTTTCGTACTTATGGAAGTATGCAAAACAATCATTAATCTAAATTTTTATGAAAAATAATAGCGCACGTTTTCGTCTTAAACAAGACGAGATTGATATTCTTATGCAGTATCGTGGAATAAAAGAAGCAACCGACGAAGCAGGAGTTGATGACAAAGACGTAAAGCACGGGTGGTTAAAAACAAAAGACGCAAGTTTATTTTTTAAGAACCCAAATTTTAAGGTTGAGGAACTAAACGAAATACAAAGAATAAAAGACGAATGTATAAACGAGGTTAAAAAATACGCCCCGAAATACCACGCAATAGAAACTATAAAAAGCGAAGACACGCATTTATTAGTAATAGATATTGCAGACTTACATATTGGAAAATTAGCAACGGCATTTGAAACAGGCGAAGACTATAACAGCCAGATAGCCGTTAAACGCGCAAAAGACGGACTACAAGGCATTTTAAACAAAGCAAAAGGGTTTAACATAGACAAAGTATTATTTGTTGCAGGAAACGACATTTTACATACTGATAATACTAAACGAAGCACTACAGCAGGAACGCCACAAGACACGGACGGAATGTGGTATGAAAACTTTATAATGGCAAAGAACCTTTATATAGAGTTGTTAGAAAAGTTAATGAGTTTCGCAGACGTTGAAGTTGTTTACAATCCAAGTAACCACGATTTAACGCACGGCTTTTTCTTGATGCAGTTAATTGAAGCACACTTCAGTAATTCAACAATTCGTTTTAATGTAGATTTAAAACATAGAAAAGCATTTAAGTACGGAAAAAATTTAATAGGAACTACACACGGCGACGGAGCGAAAATAGAAAACTTACCTTTATTGTTAGCAACGGAGTTTCCTATATTATGGAGCGAAACTAAACACCGATATATTTATTCGCACCACGTACACCACAAGACAAGCAAAGATTTTATTGGAGTAACATTTGAAACGTTACGAAGTCCTTCAGGAAGCGATAGTTGGCATCATAAAAACGGATATACAGGAGTTCCAAAAGCGGTTGAAGGTTACATACATCACAAAGACTTTGGACAAATTGCACGACTTACACATATTTTTTAATATATTTGCAATTCATAGTTAGTTTTAAAGGCGGTTATTTCACGGTAACCGTCTTTTTTTTGTCTTAATAACACTAAATTTAGTTTACAAAAAAGCATATTTTTGTAATATATGCTTTCTATAATAGCATTAATTACACAAACTTTGTACGTTATTATGTACTTTTTGTTGTACGTTATTATTTCACTATGCGTAAATCTCGCCAAGTTGGTAAGTTTCGCTAATTTATTATAATATTGTGCGGTTGCAGTCGCAAATTATACATATCCTTATTTAGAATGAATATAAATTACACTTTTTTTTATTCAGAAAACGTAATAAACACAAGGGTTTCAAAAAATAAATTAAAAATAAATTAAAAATAATTGTTAAAAAGTATTGCCGTTATTAAAATAGTATTTATATTTGTATATAATTAATAACAAACAAAAACAAATACTATGAAAAAAAGACACGATTACCGAACAAGAATTAAAGAAATGAATGCAGAACAATTAATAAGATATATTCCTTCTTTAAAAGATGACTTATTAAATGCAATAGGTTTGTGGGACGCTGGGAATTTTACAAGAGAATTAAATATATTGTGCTATGCTGAACAAAGATTAAAAAAACTACAAAAATAATTAAATATTAAACAAGGGGTGCGACTTGGTAACGCACACTAATTTAAAAACTATGAAAGATTTAAAACAAAAAAAAGAACAAGCTTACCAGCAAACAAAGTTAGCGCAGATTTTAAAACCATTTGACAAATTAGAAGCTCTTTTAGATTGGGCAATTTATGAACTACAAAAAAAAGATAAGAAATGAAAAACCTAATTAATTACTTTACGCCTGTAACTGACGAACACAAATCGTTTTTAAGGCACTTTTTAAGCACTCTAACGATGTTTATTTTGTTGGGTGGTATGTTTTATTGTTTAATGTATTTAAAAGCGTTGTAAGATGAAAAATAGAAATTTAGAATTATGGAATAGAGGTTGGCAATTAACCTATGAATTTACAGGTTGGGAATATTCAATTGCTGGAACGTGGGAATTTAACGACTACGAAGAAGTTTCGGAATGGGCGTTTATAGAAATAGACGTTGATGTTTCGGAAAAGTGGATAATTGAAACGGACGACCATTTACAACCGCACGTTTTAAGCGTTCGTTTTTTAGAAGACATACGCCTTGAGATGCAGGAAATAATAAACAGCGACTTGTTAAATTATGACTTCTGGGAATGGAAAGCGAGTAACGACGAAAGTAATTATAATTTTTACCACGAACTATGAAAGCGGGAACTATATACGACCAATTAGATTGGTGGCAAAGACAAGATAGGGGTTCATTTGATTTACACCTTTATTTAGAAATATGCAGAATTAAAAAAAACGAACAAACTAAATTTAAAGAAATGAAAAGATACAAAGCAACATTTAAAACTTGGGCGTATGTTGGAGCGCCTGTTAAGTTAGAAACACGAATAGTTGAAGCATACGATGTTCAGCACGTTAAAAACTTAATACAAAAGAACGATGATATTATAATTGAAATAAAACAAATAGAACAATGAAACAAACAGCAGTAGAAATGTTAATTGAATATTTTTTAACACAACAAAAAGAAGGATGTTCACATTGGTGTATTCACGATTTAATTGCTCAATTATATGTATTTAAAGAAATAGAAAAAGAGCAGATAATTGAAGCACACGGAAACAAATTAAAGCAAAGCCGAGACGAAGGAAATTACGAATATTGGTTTAGCGGTTTAGATTATTATAATAAAGCATTTAAAAAAACAGAACAATGATTGAACTAATAAAAGAAATAATAGAACAAGACGGACTTGCGCAGAAAAACCGAAAACGTGAAATAATACACAGGCGCATTTATTTGTTTAGTCAGCTGCGAAAAAACGGACACACGTTGAAAGAAATAGCAAATTTATTTAAGATGAACCACGCAACAATTTATCACGGGTTGAATACATTTAAAAACTTAACTGAAACAAACGACAAGTATTTAAAACACGACACGCAGTATTACGAACTTCTTTTTAGGTTAAATAAACCAGACGTAGATTTAATAAACGAAATAAAGTTAGCAACTAATTTAAGGGAATTAAGAAAAATACAGGAAAGAATAAAAAATAATTTATTTTAATTCGTGTTTATGTTAAATTAATTATTAAATTTGCAATTGTACTCGTCTAACATTATAAGTACAAAAGGAATTATTACCCTTGTTAATAAAGTTGAAGTTAGACGCAACCGAGTTAATGAGGGTTTTTTTATTTAAAATATTTAATATGGCTGAAGAAAAAAAAGGGTTTATATTGTATAGTGACATAATACATACAATAGAAAAATTAACGGACGAACAGGCAGGTGTTTTGTTTAAACATATTTTAAAATATGTAAATGACTTAAACCCAGAATGCGAAGACTTAATAACGGAAATAGCATTTGAACCAATTAAACAAAGTTTAAAACGTGACTTGTTGAAATGGGACGATAAAAAACAAAAACGAAGTGATGCAGGAATAGCAGGAGCAACAAAAAGATGGCAAAATATAGCAAACGATAGCAAACGCATAAAACCTATGGCAAACATAGCTGATAATGTAAATGTTAATGTTAATGTAAAAGATATATATAGGAGCTTCGCTCATTTGTCTATTTCTGAAGACGAAGTAAAAAAGTTATTAGATAAACATACAATTACACAAATAAACAGCGTATTAAACGACATTGAAAACTATAAGCAAAATACTAAATATAAAAGTTTATATTTAACGGCTGTAAAATGGCTACAAAAAAACCAACCAATTTCCGAAGGTATTTCACCTGAAGAAATAAAAGCAAGAAAATATGGATATATTAACTAACGGTTCAGCACTTGACTATTTATTGAACTACCGAGACGGTAAAATAAAACACGGACTGGAACTTGGAAACGGACTTGATGATTACTTAAAATTTAAACGTAAACAAGTAAACATAATTTTAGGACACGACAACGTAGGTAAAACTTATTTTATTAATTGGTATTTTTTAGCACTTGCACTTAAACACAAATTAAAGTTTATAATCTGGAGCGGAGAAAATCAACACGGACAAATTTTGCGAGACTTAATACAAATGTACGCAGGAATAAATTTTAAAAAATTAACCCACGATGAAATTAGAAACTATTCAGCATATTTAGAACAATATTTTACATTTGTAAAAAACGACAGGTTGTATAAACACGAAGAATTATTTAACATATTTAAAGACAGCGAAGCGGACGTTGCACTTATTGACCCGTTTACAGGTTTAGACAGGAATATGACTTACGAAGGCAACTACCAATTTATGAACGCTGCAAGAGAATTTGTAAACAAAACAGGAATGACAATTTACATAAACACGCACCCGAATACTGAAAGCGGAAGGAGTTCAAATATTTACGCAGACGGAGACTTTAAAGGACATTTAAAAGCACCGTTAAAAGACCACGTTGAAGGTGGCAAAGCATTTACAAATAGATGCGACGATATGATAGTAGTACATAGACTAATAAAGCACGATGTAATGAAATACGTTACTTGGGTTTCAACTGAAAAAATAAAGGATATTGATACAGGCGGAAAACATACTGGCTTAAACGACCCAGTTTATTGCGAATACAATTACGGACTTGGTTTTAAAGTTTACGGAAAAGACGTAATTTCGGAATTTAGACCAACAAATAGTATTAACTTAAAACCTTTTTAAAATGGAAACTTATATTGTTACTTTAACAAATTCAAACATAGTTAAAATTGGGCGTTCAATAAATTCTAAAAAACGTTTTAAAGAACTTGAAACTGCAAACCCATTTTTAAATAGTATTTATATTTTTAAATTTGATGTAGAAAAAAAATTACATAATTATTTTAAAAGTTGCAAAGTAAAAAATGAATGGTTTGAAATTGCAACAAATGAATTTTATACAATTTACGAAATAGTATTATTTATTGAAAAATATATAAAGCAAAATATAAATTTTGAAAAAGAAATGAATAAAATTACATATTTTTTAAAAACAGCTTATTATATGCAAAGTTTACCAGAACAAAAAAAAGCTTGGAATAACACAAAAAATTATATTAATTATTATTATCTTTAATTATGGAACTTGAATTATTGAGCAGTAGAATAAACTTAAACCACACTTGTTTAAAATTACAAGTAAGCATTAAAGACATAAAAACGAAACATCCAAACCGAACCGATTTAATAAGTTCAATGGAGCAAAGTTTACACGAAATAAAAAAAGCAATGGTTATTTACGAACACTTAGAAAAAGAATTTAGAGTTACAAGACAAATTAACTTTGATTTACAACACATAAATTTAGAATTAAAACAGGAAGTAAAAGACTTAAAAAAAATAATTGAATTTAACGACGAAGAATTATGAAAGTATTAAATTTATATGCTTGTTTAGGTGGCAACCGTTACAAATGGGATGAAGTAGCAAATATTGAAGTAACCGCAGTAGAACTTGACCCTGAAGCTGCACGACTTTATAAAGAAAGATTTCCAAACGACACAGTAATTGTAGCAGACGCACACCAATATTTATTAGACCATTTTAAAGAATTCGATTTTATTTGGAGTTCTCCACCTTGCCCAAGTCACTCAAGAGCAAGATATTGGAATAGTTCAAATTATGATACGACAACCGAAGCAATTTATCCGGATATGAAATTATATCAAGAAATTTTGTTTTTACAACATTATTATAAAACAGGAAAATGGGTTGTTGAAAATGTTATACCTTATTACGAGCCATTAGTTCCTGCAATAAAAAGAGGACGGCATTTATATTGGACAAACTTTAAATTACCAAACGATTTAAAAGATAGAAGATTTGCTATTTCATCTGCTAAACAAGAATTAAAAGGATTATGTGAATTTCACAAATACGATTTTACTAAATATAAAGGCGAACAATCAATGTTAAAAATGGCTCGTAATTTAGTTGACTATGAAGCAGGTAAAACAATTCTTGAAACTGCATTAGGAATAATTAAAAAATCAAATACTAACCAAACATCAATTTTTGATTATGAAAACGACTAAAAAATGTTTTAACTGCAAAGAAGAATTTACACCGTTCAGCACACTACAAAAGTTTTGTTTAAAAAACGAATGTATAAAAGCAATGGTTGAAACACAAAAGTTAAAGGAATGGAACAAGAAAAAAAAGAAGTTAGTTGAAAACTTAAAAACTGCAAACGATTATTTAAAAATTGCTCAACAGGTGTTCAATAAATTTATTCGTGTTCGTGACGCTGGAATAAATTGTATTTCGTGTAACAAACCTTGTAAAAAAGAAAATGCAGGACACTACTATTCGCAAGGCGGACATAGTAACGTAAGGTTTAACGAAGACAACGTACACTTGCAATGCGAAGCTTGTAACACTTATTTAAGCGGTAACCTGTTAAACTATCAAATAGGTATAGAAAAACGAATAGGAGCGCAAAGATTAATGGAACTTCAGGCAAAAGCACACGATGTAAAAAAATGGACAAAAGACGAACTAAAAGAATTAATAGAAATTTATAAAAAAAAATTAAAATAGTTGTTTATTAAATAACTATTCTTATATTTGCATATATTATTAACTTAAATTATTTAACTATGAAACATTTATTTAAAAGTTTAGCAGCGTTCCAACAAGAAGTTCCTGTTATTCACAAAGCAACACAAGGTTACGGTTACACTTATGCAGACTTGCCGAAAATCTTTGAAGTAATTAACCCGCTACTAAAAAAACACGGTTTAGGGTTTACACAACTAATTAACGGAACACAAATTGCAACCTGTTTATTTCACGTTGATAGTGCTGAAAGTATCGAAAGCAAAATTGACATACCACAAGGAGTAATTTTAAAAGGAATGAACGAGTTCCAAGTATTAGGAAGTGCAATAACTTATTTAAGACGTTACGCATTAAGTTCAATGCTTGGTTTAGTTACGGACAAAGACACAGACGCTTCTGGAGAACAAGTAAAACACGAACCTAAAAAGTCTACAATAGACAACGCACGTTTTCAAAAAGCTATTGACGCAATTAGCAAAGGAGAATATACAGTTGAAGAACTAACAACAAAGTTTAGTTTAACACCTGCACAATTAAAAACGTTAGAAGTATGAAAATACGTTGTTCAGCATTGGGGCGGTTGATGACCGCTCCACGCACCAAGACCGAGACATTAAGCAAAACTGCAAAGAGTTACATACAAGAACTTGTTTTAGAAGAAAAATTTGGAATTAAAAAAGAGTTTAGTTCACGTTACACCGACAAAGGTTTACAATGCGAAGACGAAGCAATAAGTTTAGTAAACGATGTTTTGGGTTTAGGGTTTATTTTTAAGAACGAAGAACATTTTAATAACGAATGGATAACAGGAACACCCGACGTAAACACGAGTGAAATTTTACTTGACATAAAATGCAGTTACGAAGC